AGGCTCTATTGATTTAACAACTGTATGGCCTACTGGTCACGATGAAATTGTAGCACTTGCAACACACAACAATTTTCTTATTGTTTTTGGTAAAGTGTCTATTGTTGTGTACTCTGGTGCATCCTCTCCTGCGAACATGTCTTTACATGACACTGTGGAAGGTGTGGGTTGTGTTGCTAGAGACTCCGTACAGCACACAGGTACTGACATTGTATTCCTATCTGACTCAGGTGTGCGTAGCTTTGGCAGAGTCATACAGGAAAAGTCTATGCCTATGCGTGACATAAGTAGAAACGTCAGGAATGACTTAGTACGTTATGTTAATGAGGAAAGAATAGTAGACTCTACGCTCTCTTCCGTTAAATCTCTGTATAGCCCAGAGGAAGCTTTTTATCTTTTAACTTTACCTAATAACAACATTACATATTGCTTTGATATGAGACAAGCGTTACCTGACGGATCACACAGGGTTACAACGTGGTCAACTCCTATTGCTTTGTGTTACACAAGAACACAGGACGGTAAGATATACATGGGAAGACAGGGTGGTGTTTATGAGTACAAAGGTTTTACTGATAGAACTGCTGTTTACATAGATACTGGCAATGATGGAATACCTGATACTTGGGACTATGAAACATCTACCTATCAACTATCATACTTTAGCAATCCATTAGATTTTGGAAATTCCTCTAATATTAAATTTCTTAAAAAGTTTAAAATGACAATTATTGGGGACGCGGCGGCACAATCCGTTCTTAATTGGGGGTATGATTATTCAGATTCTTACTACAAACAAACTTTTACATCCACAAGAACTAATGCAAACACGGCCTTTTATGGTGTAAGTGAGTATAATGTTTCTACTTCTGAATACTCAGCAGGAACAGAAATACAAGTGCCTAACGTACAGGGTTCAGGACACGGAACAACAGTTACTGTAGGTTTAGAATCAACCATTAGTGGATCGGAATTTTCCATACAAAAAATTGACATAAACGTATTACTAGGGAGACTTATTTAATGAGTAATTATACAAAAACCACGGACTTTGCGGCTAAGGATTCGTTACCCTCTGGTAATGCGGCTAAAATTGTAAAAGGTTCGGAAATAAACACTGAGTTCAATGACATTGCTACGGCTGTTGCAACTAAAGCAGACTTGTCAGGGCCAACATTCACGGGGACAGTCACAGCCCCTACACTATCAGCCGCTAATATTGCGGGTACTTTAGCAGGAACAATTAGCGGAGGAAGTTACTAATGGGGTTTTTAGCAGACTTGTTAGGATCAGGTCAAGAATATAAAAGTGCAAAAAGACGTATTAAGCGCATGGAAGATTTTAGAGAGGATATGTTAAACCGTGGTACTGCCGTAGGTGAGCAAGGGTACGAGCAGTCACAGTTTGTTCCCTTTAGTGTTACATCTAGCTTAGGTGGTATGCAGGGCACTGCTGAGGGTGGGTTTGACATGAACCTGTCTCCAGAACAACAGGCCATGCAGGATCGTTTGTTTGGTATGTCGGGTAGTTTCCTAGATGAGCTAGGTGGTGACCCTCTTGAAAGACAAAAGGCTTTATATGAGCAATTAAGGGCCATACAAAGCCCTGAGGAAGAACGTCAGCGACTTGCTTTAGAGGAACGATTATTAGGCCAAGGTAGACTAGGTTTAATGACTGATCGTTACGGAGGAAGTCCAGAGCAGTTTGCACAGTCTTTAGCTCAAGAGCAAGCACGTAATGAAGCTTTCTATAATGCCTATGGACAGTCTCAAGCAGACAGACAGCAAGCTTTTGGTTTAGCTAGTGGTCTTATGGGTCTAGGTTATGTACCACAGCAACAACTAAGTGAGTTGTATAAAACTGCAACCCCTACAGCATCCTTAGCACAAAGCGGTAGAGAAACAGGTGCGGAATTGAATGTTAAGTCAATGCTAAAGACTTTATTTGACGAGCAAGCAGGTTATGGAAGAAGCGGTTTAGAGATCATGGGTCAGCAAGCAGATAAAGATGATATAAGAAGTGGGTTCTGGAATGATTTACTTGGTACTATAACAAGTGCAGTTACGGGTGGAGCTAGTGGTGGCTCTAGTGGTTACGGTGGCGGTTCAGGCGGTAGTGGTAGAGCCTAAAGCCAAATAAAAATTATTAATAGGACAATATAATGGCAAATCAAGATTTAGTAGGTTTATTAACAGGCATTCCTACACAACCAATTCAGGTATCTTCAGACCCTTGGCAACGATTAGCTCAGAGAAGTAAAGAAGGTGTAAAAACTGGAGCTTCTGGAGGTAGGGCCGTAGGTAAGCTGTTTGCTAAACTAACAGGAAGAGAAGTTCCAGACAACCCTATGGAACAACTAGAAAAATTACTTCCTAATATGAATCCTGAAAATCCTGACGATTTAACTCAGCTTGCTAAGTTACAAATGTCTTCAGGAAACCAAGTAGGAGCCGCTAGGACAATAGCACAAAGAAATGCTATTTTACAGGCACAAGAGCTTAGTTTAGAAAAACAAGAGCTTGAAGATCAAGGAATGGCTGATAGGATTTCTTTATCTACGTATGTACAGGAAAAATATCCTGAACTACCTCAGTTAGCGATGTTAGTACAATCAGGAGTTGTCACAGCTAAAAACTTAAAAGACTTTTTACCTGATGCTACAGGAGATGTTAATGCTCAGTTTGGAGGATCAGATAAATGGGTAGATGAAGAAGGGAATTATTTTTATGGAACACAAGTAAAAGACCCAAGAACTAAAACTACTTCAACATCTCTTTCCCCTGTTGATGCTTCGGGGCCAACTGAACCTGTAGGAAATGTTACTCCTGTTGGTTCTTCTGGAGAAACTTCAGCAGAAAAACAAGCAAGGCTGATTGAAACGTCGGGAGCTAAAGAGAAAGCAAAAGAATTTGTAAAGAACAAAGCTCAGGCTGTTGGTGGTTTACCTGCTTTACTTGATAATAAAAAGAACATTGAAGACGCTCAAAAAATACTTGAAACTTTACCAACAGGCGGCCCTATCAACATAGCGGCTTATGGCATAGAAGATTTCTTTGGTTTAACTAGTGGCAATAGAGCAGACTTTGAGCGTGTGTTAGCTATGGAAACTTTTAAGTCGTTAAAGCCTATCTTTGGTGGTGTTATTTCTGATCCTGAAAGAAAGGCCTTATTAGATATAGCGGCAACAGTTGGAAGAGGAAATAAGGCCAACAGTGCCATTATTAAAAGATTAATTAAAGATATGAATCAAAGAATTTCACAAGCTACACTATATTCTGAGTCAGAAAACTTTGACGAATATAATGCTTTTGTTAAACAGTTGTTAAAGGAAGATAAAAAACCTGAATCCGAAAACAAAAGAGTAACGTGGAGTAACCTATAATGAGCGAAGTTTTTGATGTTGAGCTTCCTAACGGTGAGACTATTTATGACGTACCTGTGGGAACCAGTAAAGAAGTAATACAGGACAAAGCAATCGCTAACGGCTTGGCTACTCTTGAAGACTTTGCTTTAAAACCAACTCCTACAGAAGAAGACTTGCCTTGGTATCAGGACGTAGGTGATTTCCTTAAGGAAAACATGGAAATACCTTTGGGTCTTGGAGGCAGTCTTGTAGGAGCCGCGGCAGGAGTCCCTTTAGGCCCAGTAGGAATGATAGCGGGAGGTATTATAGGTGGTTCAGCAGGGTCAGGGGTAGGGTCTTTAACGTCTGATGTTTTGGAAGGTAAAGAATTAGACTTTCAATCTGCTGTTAAGGAATCTTTAATATCCGCAGGGTTTGACGTAGCAACTTTAGGTTTGGGTAAGGTTTTAAAACCTGCGTACCTGTCAGCTAAAGCCGCCTTGGGTTATACACCAAAGGAAGTAGCGGAAGAAATAATAAAAGAGGGTTTAGAGACAGGATCAACTGAGTCTTTAAAAGCAACTCAAAGAATTCTAGAAGAAGGCGGAGCAAGTTTAACGAGGTATCAAACAGGACAAGCCTCTAGTCTTGCTGTCTTTGCTGAAAAGATAGGGGATGCAGGTCTTTTATCAGGTAAGGAAGCCACAGGTAATGCGGCTAAAGTAAATCAAGCGGCACAGTCAGCGTTGAACGACATAGCTAACGCTGTTGACTTAAGAACTGGTGCGTCTCCTTCCGATCTAGGGGAAGCAATGTTTGACATTATATCCGCAGGTCGCTTGGCACTTAGCGATTCTTACGGTGAAGGTTTAGATTCTATTAGTCAAAGAGTAGTAAACAAGACTGTAAACACAACAGGCATTAAAAAGGAATTAAAAAAATACTTAAAAAATAATTCTGAAAAAATTACAGATGTAGTTAAAACAAAAGGAAGACCCTCTGATCTTAGCTTTACTGAGAAGACATTAAGCAAACAAACGGTACTACTTGATCCTGCAACTGAAAAATTTATTAAAGAACAACTATCAGGGACTTTAGAGTACGGAAACATGACGGCTCAGTCTTTACTTAAGGTTGATAAAATGTTGTCACAACAAATGCGTAAATTTGGAGACATAAAATCTTCAAACTATAACGCTGTAGCTGATAGAGAACTTGGGGAATTGCAAAATATTTTAAAGCAGTCTTTTATTAATACTTTAAAACAAGCTGATCCTAAAGTAGCAAAAGAATATGAGTTACTGAAGAACTCCTATAAAGAAGGGATGGGCGGCTTGCTTCCTGTACTAAATAAAAACACAATATTAAATTCGGAGAAAGGAAACTTTGAAGCTTTGGGTCGAATGTTGACTACACAAACCAATAGCGATAAAGTTCAAGTCTTTTTAAACAGTATAGATGAAGCCTATAAACAAATAGGTAAGAGAGAAGGCTTACCTTCAGAAATTGCCTATGGTACAGCTAAGGAAGCAAAGCAAGTTATTAAACAGTCTTTCCTTAAAAACTTGATTCCTGATATGTCTTCCCCTGATTTTGATATTGCTACCTATAGAAAACTTGCGTCACAGTTTAGTAAACCAGACGCAGACAAAAGATTAAAAATTATTGCAGGTCAAGACTATGGAAGAGTAAAACAAATATTTAATCTGTTTGCTGAAGCCAGTAAAAGACCTGAAGGCAATTTAGGTACTTTGTTCTTAAGAAACAAAGAGTATACCGCTATTGCAGGAGCAGGAGTAGGTGCTTCTGTTGGAGGGGCGATAGGGGCCGCGCTTGGTTCAGGTGCAATCTTAACAGCGCCTATATTCCTAGCTAAAGCCGCCTCTAATCCTAAAGCTGTGAACAAGTTACTTGCTTTTGAAAAGATGACGTTTAAGTCTCCTGAAGCTATGGAAAAGTTTGCAAGCTTTATTGTCAGTGACACAATGGATGCTCTATCTGAAGAAGAGCAAGCGGAAATACGTAACTACTTTAGACAATAGGAAGAATAAAAAAGGGGCCACTTAAGGCCCCTTAGTTTTATAACAAGTTACAACTCTATACTATTTCACATGCTCCACCTACACACGCTAACTCTTGAGAACCTGTAGTATTATCCTCTTGTTCAAAATGTTCAAGGTCATTCCAATCAACACCCACAGGCATCTGCTGTACTAACTCCTGATACTTTTCCTCGCTGATGTCTTCATAAGGAGCTTGCTGATACACATGATCACTTACTGGCAACAAGCTAATCCCACTGCACAAGTCAAAGTTATTCCAAATCCACTGTGCTACTTCCAAGAACTCATCGTCTGTATAATAAACAGTGATACTTGGCTTATGTTCACACCAGTGGTTCTGGTAAGCCTTCCATAACTTAAGCTGTTCCATTGCACCCACCTGTTTAACTGTGACACTAGTCTCTGGGGACTTTACAGGGAAGCTATAGACTAAGGACGCAGGGGACATAATGTCTTGCTCTACAGGGAATCCTCCGGCTGACATAAACTGTGCAAGCGGGTCTTTCGCGTCTGAACGAACTCTTCTAATGTAATGCTTAGAAAACCTAGGATGAATGCCACTAGCGCTATCGACCAACTGAGACACAGTACCACTAGGCTTAACGCACGTAATAGCCACTGACTGGTTGATTCCCAACTTTTTTGCCCAAGCTTTATTAGTTTTGATTGCCACATCTTTTAAATCCTCCAACCACTTTGCTGATATTATGTCATCACTTAAGACCTTGTGATCCATAATGCCTGTCAAGCTTAAACCAAGCAATGCCTCTTCCTCTGTGTTTCTCTGCCACAACTTACGTAGATACCTAAAGTCAGTCAGAGTAGCCTGTAGAGTCCCTATGATAGCCGCTAGTTCTACTTTTTCCTTAAGGGTAGCTTTGGTATCATTAGCACGTACAACCACCTCAGACAGGTTACAGAACTGATTACTGCGTAGGATAATCTCAGAGCAAGGGTTAGTACCAAAGTCCTGCTCAGGGTCTCTACGTCCGTTCCTAGCGGCTATCTTCTGTGCCGCAACTCTACTAAAGATACCACGCTCACCTGCTTTAGACTCGTACATGTTCTGCATCTCAGACAGAAAGGACTCAAAGTCAGGCTTCTCTGTGTACGCTACGCTGTTGTTAGCGAGTCTACGGTGTCCTTCACTGCGCCACCAATCACCCATCTTAGCCTTAGCCATGCGTGGATCGGATAGGTTGGACAGGCTAATCAAAGCAGACCTACGTACACCACCCACTACTACAATGTCAGCTATCTTACAGCAGATGTCGTGACACTCAATGGATGTCAGCTTACGTCCTGTGGCCTTGGTAAACACCTCTATACAGAAGTTAAACAAATCTACCAAAGGCTCAGGGCCGCTTGCTCTACCACCGAATGTCTTAAGCCTTGCTCCGGCAGGTCTCACTTTGCTCACATCCCACTGAGGTACTTTACCTGCGTACAACATAGCTATCAACTCACGGAATGCGGAAGCCCAACCTATCTTACTGTCGGAGACAACAATCATACTGTCAGTTTTATGGAAGGACTCAGCAACCATCGGTAGCTTGTTGATAAAGTTACGCTCAACACTGAAGCCTACACCTGTGCCACACATCAGGACATACATCAACTCATCAAAGCTACGAGGTGAGTCTATGTGTAAGTAGCTACAGTTGAACCCTGCTACATTGTCTTTGTCTAATGCTTCCCCTGCTGTCATCATACATCGCATTGAGGGCATTACTTTTAAGCTGTGTATTCCGTTGTACAGGCGCTTGGCTGTCTTCTTGTCAAGCTGTCCACGGTTGACCCAAAAGTCCACATAACGCTGTACTGTCTCCTCCCAAGTCTCTCTACGTTTCTCTTCAGGCATCCAACGTGCGTAGCGAGACTTATGTATAAACTGCTGATATTGATCCATTATTGTTTTCCCTCTATAAAATATTCAGCTATATGACATTCTTCAGAAAAACGGTTAGCTACTGTAAGCGTTCTCTTATTTATCGTATGGCCTTCTTTTTTTAGTTCATAGATTCTCGCGGCTAGTCGCGTAATCCCTAAGTCACGGAAAGAATCTAATGTTGTGATTGTCTTTCCACTTTCCAACCAATCCAATACCCTATGTGCTTGTGTCATTAACTATTCTCCTTGGAAACCATAATGGTTAGTTTGTTTAAATACCACTTAGCTTTATTTAAGTCCTCTACCTGCTTGCCCTTATAGTCGTACCTCCAAAGGTACTTCATACAGTTACCCTTGAGGTATCCTTTGAATGCTACTGAGGACATGGACTCTTCTATAGCTTCAATACACTCAATGTTGCCTGTATTATAATGCTTAGGCTTATTAACTACATCCTCAAGTTCTTCATCAGCCATGTCCACATAAGCTTTCATAGCCTTGTCTATCTTAGGTACTTTTTCAATAGCAGGTATTTCCTTTCGTAACCTATCCCACTCAGCAGGAGTTGCATCATTAAGTCTCATGCTTTATTCTCCTTCTTTATGAAAGAAATAGTTGAGGCGTAACCGTTTTCTGAGATTTTCTCTACAACTTCCCAGTCGTCAGGGTCATAGTCTTCAGGTATCATACATTTTAGTTCACCAAAATAAGGTGAGTATGGGTCATTACAATATGGATCATCTTCCCAATTATTCAGTTTCATAATCATCATCCTCTGTGAATTTATCTCTATTAATAATTAAACGATCTTCAAAAGCTTCCAAAACATCTTCGGGGGTTATGTCCAACACTTCACACAACAGAACAACATCGTACTCCCTTATTACTTCTTCCTTTAATTCCTCAAGTGTTAGTGACATTTTTATTCCTCACATACTTCAGTAACTCTTTAGTTGTCTTTACAGTGAAGTGTGCTAAACCTTCCTTGTCACACCACTGCCCCATTGTCATTTTACTGCCTTTCCTTACTTTTTTGTTAGGGTCTGACAACACAAATACTAACTCCCAGTCTCCGATAGAATCTCTTATGGATGTGTATTTCTGTGTGTCCCCTACTCTAAAGTAACCCTTGGCCTCAATCAGTATCTTCTTGTCTTCATGTACAAAGTCTGGAAGATAGTTCTTACGTATGATGTAAGGTAACTTGTAAGGCTCATACTTAAACTCTTTATTAAGTTGATCATAAAGAGCGGACTCAAGTCCCGATCTAAAAACCTTCTTCATCTAGTATGATCTCCTGTACGTTAGGTTCCTTAACCACCTTACAGAGAAACTTAGGAGCGTAGGAATAATTGAATACTCTTAAGTCTGGGTAGCAATGTTTTTTGAATTGACAGTAGGAGCAACCAACGGAGAGTTTTAAGTTTCCTGACTTGCCATCGGGCAAAGGTTCGTAACAAAGTAACTCTGGTTCTGGATGCCCCACTAGCTTTTTTACATGGCGTACTCTCTCTGCTATATCTTGAGACAGCGAATCGTAAACTTTAGCATCCTTATCATCCAAGTCGTACTTGAGGTAGGTCAGGTGTCCGTTGGCTTTGTCCATAGCTAACCATCCAAACTTCCTGTCTCCTTCTGAGTGAGCGTAGGCTTTGATCTGATCAATATAACCAAAGGGATCATCAAAGGCAAGCGATCCATCCTTGAACTTCTTAAACCCATAACTGCTTGCTGACTTGACATCAGTAACAACACCGTCAATCTTGCAGTCCATGTGACCCACAATCCCTTCAACTTTACATACCTTCTGTTCGTCAGTTACACTATGTCCTGCCATGCGAGTAAGGAATAACAACATCTCCTCAATCAAGTGACCGTACATAAACTTTACATACGTGTGCGGTAAGATATCCTCGCCCTCAGTACCGTTGACATGATTCCATAGGTACTTATCGGTGCGCCCAATGTTAGACAGGCGTAGCTTACGGTTATCCTTACGCTTCTCCCTGCCAAACTCTGTACGCATAAGAGCCTTAACACCTTCACCAAACTTATCAATCTCTGCCTCAACGTCTACGGATGGATCAGCGTCCTTGGTGACCATTAGATCGTAGATGTCGGAAACAAGATTATCCGTTGTCTTATTAGTGTTCATGAATCACTTCCAATATTAGTTCATTAGCCACAGCGGGGGGTAACTTAAACCACTCATTAATACTGTCACACTCTTTGGCTAACCTTACGTGTGCCGCAGATTCCGCAACTCTCCTATCGTTTACTTCATAGGAGTACAGTAAAGCGTAGTCCCTAAAAGGTGAGGACGTTTGATAATTCTTTAGCCTGTCATTGGAATCTACAGCCATCCCAACCTTCACCCACTCAGGCCAAGCTTTGTTATATATAACGTAAACTTCTCCCTGTGGGTTCGCCTCATAGTTTTCCAAGGAACTAAAGGCCGCTTCCTCAAACCCTTTGTATCTCCCTGCTTTGTACAGGGGGTGAGACTTCTTAACTTCCTTCCCATTCACCCACATACGTTTTGCATCACGAGCCTTAACAGCCTCTGGCTTATCTTTGTAATACCAAGGCTTATTAGTTTTAGGATTAATGCGTGTCTGCCCAACTATTTCCAACTTTAAATTCCCCTGCGAGGGGGCAGTTAAGTTTGTAGTGGATTCCTGCGGCTTCGACACAGCTAGTGGCGAGTCCTCCGAAAACCTCTGCTTTCTCTTCTCTGACCTCTGTCTGGATTTCATCGTGTATGTTTCCTATAAAGTTATAGTCTATACCCCATAGTATAGCATATTCGTTAAGTAAGCACAAGGCTTTCTTCATAACAATAGCCCCTGCGGATTGCAACAGAGTGTTTAAAGCCGCGTGTTGTGATCGTACATAGACCCTTCGCCCATCCAAGCCAAAAACATAGCCTCTTCCAGATGCCACTCCAACTCGTTCTCGTAGTCTTCCAAGAGATGGCGTATTTGCAAGGAATTTTTCCTTAAGTCGTTTACCATCCTTTGCACTTCCTCCAACGATACTTCCGATTTTGGAATCTCCTGCTCCATAAAGGAAAGCGTATATGAAAGTCTTTGCTTGGTCTCTAGTTTCAAGGCCGCTAGCCAACTGATTTGCCGTGTGAATATCTCCTGTGAGAATTTCATTTGTATAGCCCTCATCGTTCATGTAATGTGCAAGCATCCGTAACTCAAGACCGCTTGCATCCATACCTACAAGTTTGTAACCTTTTGGTACTGTCCATACGTCCCTGCACTCCTTACCATACGGTGAGTAAACTGCAGGCACTTGTCCCATGTTGGGACTAGAATGTGTCATGCGGCCCGTCACTGCACCGTTAGCGTTGACATATCCATGTACTCTTCCATCATCCTTAACAGCCTCTAGCCAACTCTGTACCTGAGCCACACGCTTCTGTATCATAAGATACTCAGCTATCAAAGCGGCCTGTGGTATGCCCTTCACTGTACCTAGCACTGCCTCATCAACGATGGCCTGTCCTGTCTCAGTGAATTGCTTAGGTTTCCATCCATAATACTGGAGGTGTCTACCTATCTGCTGTCTTGAACCCAGATTAAAAACAGGGAAATCTATGCGACTAAAAGGTGCTACTGCTATTTGCCATTGCTCACCAAGGAACTTAAGTCCGACAACAGAGAGCGAACCATCCTTCTTAATTTTAGGGGTAATCTCTTTGACAAATGTTGGTAACGGTTTGAAAACCTGATGTACTTCATCTTCAAGGTCATTCTTCTTCTCCTTTAATGTAGCCAGTAAATGATAAGCTTTTTCTTGGTCTAAAAGCCAACCTGTTTTAATTTGCTTTGAAATAACACTCTGTACTTGATGCTCAAGATCAACACTTTCAGGCTTAAAATCCTTAAGCTCAAGAAGTAATCTCTGGTACACCAACGTATTAACTTTAACATCCTGTATACAATACTCCAACATATCATACGAAAAAACATCCCAAACATTATGATCTCCTTTAGGGCAATTAAGCACAGTACCCCAGTTATCTAAGGAATGTCCGCCCTCTCTTGATGGATTAGCTAATCGTGACATTACCAGTGTGTCAGTTATTTTACACTTACTAAAGTCTGCCGATAGTAATTTCTCCAGTACAGGTATGTCATATCCTATAAGGTTGTGACCAATTAGTTCGCACTCATTCTGTAGTTGTAACCAAGTTATAAATTCAGGTATCCTGTCTCCTGACCAAGTTAAGGGATCATCGTGTCCTCCTAGCTGTTGCACAACAATACACCATACTGTATCAGGGTCAAGGCCGTTGGCTTCAATGTCAAGTACAAACTGTTTCATTAAAACTCCGATTCTTCGCCCATTGGACAACTTGTTTCCACCATCCTTCCTGAGTCCTTGTCATAATAAAGGTAGCAAGCAGGGCCAGTGAGTCCAACAAATCTGTTCTTGAGTACACGAACTGTTGTAGTGTTCCGTGTCTCAGGGTCAGCGTGTTGTTGATCTCGTTCAAGTCCAATAACAATGTCGCTAAGTTGCGCGATTGCCGCCGAACCTCTGAGTTCTCCCAAGCTTATCCTACCACCATCTTCATGTGCCTTTGAGCCGCTAGGTCTACGCAAGTGTGATACTAGGAATAGCCCTACACCTGTCTCCTGTACTAGCTTTCTAAGGTTAGTCATAATACTATCAATAGCCTTACGCTCGTCACCGTTGTCCTGATCACTGACCACAATGCTAAGGTGATCCAAAATGATCCACTTGCAATCCAAGCCCTTAGCCATGTAACGTATGCGGCCTAACAGATTGTCCTCGCTAGTCGAACCCCAATGATCAAACATAAAGATACGGCCTGAGCCTAACGTCCTGTCCCAATAGCCTCTCTTCTCTTCCTTGCTAACAGTCTTGTCCAAATGTAACAGCTTGTTAGCCTCAATGGACATAATCCCTAAAGCTGTCTTTGGGATGTCCTCCTCCAAAGCTAGGATGCCTATGTTGTCATCAGTAGCCCCAAGTAAGTAATGCTCAAGCTCTCTGACAATCTGAGACTTACCCATTCCTGATCCTGACGTAATGGTGACTAGCTCCTTCCTACGAAAACCGTGGGTCATCTCGTTGAGACAATTCCAAGGATACAGGATGGACTTAACATCAGCCTGTTCCATGATCATGTCCCAAGTGTCACTGCCTGACACAATGCCGTCGGGTTGATATGTCTTAGCGTTCCACCACTCCCTAACAAAACCAGTGACCTTGTTAGCCTTGAGCATATCCCCTGCATCCTTCATAGGCAAGGTGACATTCTTAGCCTTGTTGGGGGTGAATAGATCAAGTACAGCTTTGGATGCCTCCTGTCCTGCCTTGTCATTGTCAAAACAAATTACTACGTTCTCAAAGGATTCTAACCACTCAAGGTTTTCTTTAATGTCCTTTGATGCTCCGCTTGCGCCACTTCTAATGGAGACAACGGGCCATTTCCCGTCAAACATTTCGTGAACGGCAAGTGCGTCTGCCTCGCCCTCTGTGATCGTAATGTACTTACCGCCACCCTTGAAAGCTTGTTGACCGAACAACCCAACATTGCCGAACTCCCCTGTTGCATAAAAACTCTTGTTGTCCACAATGCGAACCTTAGTGCCCGTAGGTGTACCTGAGTCCTTATCGTGGTATGGATAATGGTGCTTGACAATTTGCCCCTGAGCATTGTACTCAACCGTCACGCCATATTTTTGTGCTATGGCTTGGCTGATACGCCTGTCAGGGATTGCCGCTACTACTCCTGTCATCTCTAATCGCCTCGTTATACTTGGTGTTACGTTTACAACTTGACCTGTACCCCTCTCGTAGTGGTCACAACCGCCTGTAAAACAAACGGCGTGACCATCGGAGTACCTTGCTAGGTTGTTCTTAGAGCCACACGCAGGGCATGGCTCATGTTTAACAAAGGTAGATGACACTACTAAAAATCCTCTCCACCAGTATCTTCCGCTACCTCTAAGACCTTGATCTTATTAAGATAGGTTGAGACACCATGTACAGGATGTTCCTGACCCTCAGCGTACAACACACGCACCTTAGACCCACGACCTATGCGACCTTTAAAGGGTGAACCCTCAGCGTCCAAGACAGGTACATCGTACTTAGTGCTGAACTTGCGTTGTTTGACACCTTCATACTCTCGCATCTTAACACCCTTAGCTGACAGGTCTCCCGCTGTCTCATCATCTAATGACAACACCACGGAAAATTTACCAGTTGATTGGCCCTGATACATTTCGTGTTCATCAAGATTCTCAAACGCTAATAAACCTTCTAATACTGACATATTATATTTCCTCTATCGTTGGTTGTGATCCTATACTTAAGGATCGTTTGGTTAATACTATAATTATATATTAAATATTTTCCTTTAATACATAAGTATAGTATACCATGAATTAGGGCATAACCTCAATCATTAAAAGTTATACCCATTATTCATCTAATGAATACTACTCTCCTGTTATGTAAAAACTAAAATCACAATCCTCACCAAAGGAAATATACTTTTGTTCAGTCTTTACAACCTCACTCAGCACATAACCGTAGTCTGGGTGTTTCATAACCTTGCCATTTTTGTGCTTCTTTGGAGCATGGATACGTTTAAGATATGATATTGTCGGATACTCCTCTAGCTGATTATAACAGTCTAGGTCAAAATCATATTTCTTTTTGATGTATTCCTCTATCGCCTCTAACACTTCATATTGTCCTAATTTAATTTCCATTATTGCTCCTCCATGTCCGCTAGGAATTCAAAGGGATTTACAAGGTCATCAAGAATGATCTGCATAGGGCTGTCTGTAGTTGCCTCATTGGATGCTGACAGGCAATTACTGCACAACTCTGAGTAGTCACCTGTTGCTCTGTCAATCTTCCTCATCTCAAAATCATTCATTATAACGTCACACGCTTTGCATCTACTCATGGCTAAAAGCCCTCTTATGTTGATCTAAAAACTCTTTGGCTGTCAGGGTATTGTAGTAAGCCCTAACGCTATCCTCTGCGCGTTGGTGCGCCTCCTGTAATGTCATGGCTAACATTTCATAATCAACCATCTCATCAATCAATCGGGTAATAGGTCTAACGTCGTTATCATCGCCTCCCTCGTACCCTATCAAGCGTTCCTTTATCCTACTCATTGTCAAGTTCCTCCGTCTTATAGACGTAACCATAGGAGATTACCAGTAGCGGTAGTAGTATTATTGTACCACTAAAGGGCATTGCCTGTAAACTTAAAGGGTCGTTCTCGCTAACCGTCCACACTGCCCTAGAATCCACAAACTCAATATCAATACCTGTACCATTGCGTGGTTCTATCGACAGCGTATTTTTACCTATTCGCCAGTTCATAACTCCACCCCATAAACATTAGCCATAAATGATACTACTTTATCACGCATTACCTGCTTAGAATGCTCTGTGAAAGGTCTGCAAGCATAGACACTCTCTAAGCCCTCCATGTGTACATTAGCTAAGTGTTCTCTCCTTACCTTGTCATATAGCAAGTTTTGAGCATAGGTTCTCTCATCCCCTAAGCGAGCGAGGGCGTCAAACTGTGCCCTCACTATCTCTTTTTGTGTCAATCCTTCAATCTTCATTTTATAGACTCCAATAGTCAATAGTACCTAAAATTACATAACAAAGGCTTAACCCTGCTACACCTAACCAACATAACCGCTCATCATTATCATCATGATTCATCATGAAATTCCTTATTTTTTGTATCTTTCTCGACATCAATAATTAACTCACTGATATATAGAGCATACAGTAGAATTAAACCCAATACAACACCTATTACATATGAAAACATACCTTAAAACCTCATATAATCAATTCTAAGCCTATTTCATGGGTTAGGCTATGCTACCCTATTAATAAACACTAGAAAGCCTAAGGATGTAAACTATAGGCTTTATGGTGTTTACTTCTCATTCATCATTTCAACGTGTCTATGGTGCATATGTTGCCCCATGCTAATCAATGTTTTTGCATCATCTACATCTAGCCCATGATGTTCTGCTATTTTTTCCACTGTCAGGTAGTTATTGAACCAATCAAGATAAAAATCTATTACCTGTACGCTCATTAATGTTCGCCTGTTCATGCTGTTACCCTCCGATAGCTATGATGTCATTAAACTCTGCGACATTTGAACTAGTCACAAAGAATGAATTAGATTTAAGATTATCTCTTGCGCGTTCTTTTTTGTTGCTACCTTTGCGCGTCAATGTGCCAACTACATTAGCATCCAAATGGCGCAAGTCTGTAGTATCAAATGATTTCAGACTATGGTTGATTTGCAACCCATCATCCGCTAAACCTTTAGTATTGTACGCCATAGCGATTCGATGCTTTGACGCTACAGCTTTGCGTAGCGCGGCCTTACTTTGTGGGCTGTACATACTGCCCGAAAATGTCAGGTCATAATTCGATAGTGAATTTTTACGTACCCTGCTCAGTATCTTGGTGTAATCGTAAAACATAGAGTCGGGACGTTGCCGCATTATGTCGCTGAAATCTATGTCACTAGTGCCATTAAGTCTAAACAGCGCAGGGATGCCTGTTTTTAGCGCCTTACGCTCCGCCTTATCTATTTCAGATAGGAGGGTACTGCTAAACTCTAAAGGCCGTAAGATCATCAATACGGTACGTTTGGTGGCCGCGTTTTGTCCGGTACTCATTCCCGATTGACCGCTAGATATTAAGCACGGTTCCTTACATCCTGCCAATTCTGCAAACTTGCATAGGGAGTCGGTGGCTACTTTGTCGGCAGGTTGTAGATACATAATATAAGTATCATATTTATCCGCGCCCTTTTCGACCTTGAGACTGCTCCCGAAAAACTTAATGGGCTTATTGAGATAATCTAAATTATCCGCGCACCATTTTTTTGCGTTTGTGTTGATTAGTTTTGTAGCGTTGATTTCGGCTAGTGTTATTGGTTGCATTTTTAAAATCCTCTCTTTAGTATTCAAAATCAATGTAGACAATGGTTGAACCTTTTAAATATATCTCTCTGCAAATATCCATAGTATCAGATAATGCATACTGATTATAAGGTTTACCAGTGTTCCAGTTTAAATCTCGGATATAATCGCCTCGAATAAACGTAGTATTAGCATCCGGTTTACGCCTTACATACTCCCCGCGTTTTACGTCTTTAAGTTTGATAGCTTGCATACTTTTGATCCTTAGTTATTTAAATAGTTACAAGAAGTAGCACTGATCTAAACCAATGCTACCGATTTAACTACTTGTTGCCTAACGCTTCCTGCAAGCGTAGTGAATCATTAAAGGTATCATCCACTAGCTTGTTTTTAATTTCATTCAATCGCGCCTCTAATTGATCAAGCTCTTCGCATACTGATTGATCAAAGTTTTTTGCAAATATTGCAAGACGTTGGACATCGGTAAATCTAGCATCAACCCATCTCTCGCGGAACTCTTCTCTGTTGAGTACATTTTCGCCTGTCCAGTCATTTACGGTAATTGTTTCCATGATTACTTCCTTTTTAGTTAAATGATAATGATTCTTATTTACAGTTTAATTTCCAGTTTTCTCGCCATTAGCCGGATTGTAACACTATTTT